CGCCATTATTTGTTGAGCTAACTTGGAATCCATTAACGTCAAGATTTTCAGTTAAACTCGCAAGACCACCTTCCACAAATGCTGAGCCATCCCATTTAAGGAATTGCCCAGTTGAAGGTGATCCGATATTAATTTGCAAATTGGTATCATTACCAAGTGCTGTATACAACTCATTGATAACGGAATTTAGTTTGATAGCTCCATCTCTCAGGCTATCACCTGTACCGTCATTAGCGGATGAGCCTATATTGAGGTTTTGCTTTGCCATGGTGGGTAGATTTCTACAGTGTTATTTAGGTGCCGTCGTAAGACTGTGACGTAGAGTCGAAACTATTAGATGTAGAATCGAATCTGTTGGCAGTGTCGCCACCTCCACCAGATCCTGCAACAGTCAGTGTGACTGCGTTTGAATCAAGCGGTGAGTTTTGTGCTGCTGGTGCACCGAGTGGTCCAGTTAAACGAACTCGATACTTATAACCAGTCATATATGCCAGTGCAGTCACCTGATAAGATGCTGCAGTTGCTCCAGTGATTGCTGCGAAGGCAAAACCACCGTCAGTAGAGCGATACCATTGATAACCAATAGGTCCGTTCTCTGGCAATACTTGTGAATTGGCAGTAAACGTAGCAGTCTCTCCAACGTTTGCTGTTGCATTCTGAGGTTGCAGAGTAAACTGCAATGTAGATGGTGCAGGTCCAGAACCGCCGCCATCGCCGCCTCCCTGATCGGGGACGACTGTAGAGTTGGTGTATGTAACATCAATCAACTCTCTTGTTGTCATACCACACATGAATGGGAATTCAGGATGGTTAATATCATTAGGGTCAACACTTAAGAAATATGCATAAGTGCCGTCTGGGTATTCAGGAGTGACACAAAATCTACCATTATGGTAGTCCAAGTCACCTGTGCCCTCAATATACTCCCAGTCCTCTATCAGAGACCCTGCAGGAGGGTTTTCGGGTGTATTACCATAGTCAGGTCTACCTGCAACTTCTATGTCTCTAGTGGCATAGGAGGAGGTCATTACACGTGTGCTGCTTAAACTATTCCAAGGTGTCTGATATCCAAAAGGACCATAGACAGGGAATCCGTCAAAGGCAATACCAATCATTTTAGAATGACCGTCAGGATGCCTAACGTTGTCACCATTATATTGTGTATTTCCATAGTAATCATTATAAGATGCAATTGCTGAGTTTGCTCTCCAACATTCTAAGAAGTCTGAGTCATGATAGTGATATTGTCCTGATTGCTCAGGATGTCCACCACAAGAATCAGCACCAAAACTGACAGGAAGGTTATCTGCATGTGCATTCCAACTAAACCCAGTGGGAGGGTTACCTCCATCACCAGCACTAGGATTGAATAGTGCAACACCATTAGCAGATAAACCAATAGTGCCTAGAGGTGTAGCAGTGCGAGCATTTCTTTGGTCATAATATGTGTAACTGCCAGTAACAGGTGTAGTTGCTTGGTCAGATACAATCAAGTCAAGTCGGTCATCAGATGCTAACCAACATTCACCATCAATAGATGTGAATGATGTGCCCTTAAACAAAAATACTTGTTTATAATCATCAAATACAAACAGTATACGGTCGCCTGGTTTAATAGATGAATTGACTCCAGCAAACAATGTATTGTCGTTTAGAGACAAAGTAATGCTTCTAATGAAACCATCATGTGTGTAGTTGGTATCATCAAACTGTCGCCCAATACCAAATGTCCCACCACGATATGTAAAATCGTGGTCAAAGTCCTGTTCTTGGACTGTGTTAGGATTGTTATCGTTTGGAAACGTACCATAAGAAACAGGAGCAGGGAGACCGTCCGCTGCTACTGTTAATACTTTGGTAGCGTTGTTATAGGAAGCTGTAGCACCCATCTTTTTACTTTTATTTAGATGTCATCGAAGATTTGGTCAGGAGTAAAGTTACTAATCACAGTAGCACCAGTCTGGACGCTAAGGAGAGCAGACAGTGAGTAGACAGGTGTAGCACCTGCAGCGGTGATTGCAACTCTATATTCGTCACCGTCGTCTGCCTGAGCAGTAGCGCCAGTTGGGAATGTTGATTGGTTGGCACCAATGATGTTACTCCAAGTTTGTGTGCCGTATTCCTTCTTCTGCCACTGATAGTTGAGTGAAGAAGTATTGGTAACGGTTGCAGAAACTGTGAAGGATGCAGACTGTCCTTGGTTAACAGTTACGTTAACAGGGTCAATCAGAATAGCGATTGTGCCAGGTGTGATAGTTGTGCCACCAGTGTATTCTGCACCTTCACCCGCGAGCACATCAAAACCGCCGTTAACGGGTGTGCCAGTAGGTTCTACAAAATCATCTGGGACAGTTGTTTCAACGTCAACCACAGGTGCTAAGTAACCAACACCAGAAGTCTTAACGTCAATTCTTGTAATACCAGTCAGTGCCTTGACTTGTGCGTCAAAACCAGAGGAGGAGATAACGTCAACGTTAGGGCGTGAAGTGTATCCATCGCCAGGATTGGTGAGGATTGCATTCGTAATTTGACCAGAGATGATGCTCGCAAGAGCAGCAGCATTACGACCCTTGACTGAGCCAGTATATTCAAAGGTAATCAGTGAGTTGGAAGATTCGATAAGAGCAACTTCTCTTCTAAATTCTTCACCCTCAATCAATAGTTGGTCACCAGCTTCGATAGGTGGCACCACAGTTGCAGCAATCACGTCAGCGTCACTACCAATGTAGGAGAATCCAACGAATGTGCTACCTGCACGAGGCACTTCAGCGAAGATGATTCTAGAACCCACAAGCTCGTATGCGATGCCAGGTTCTTGAATAATACCGTTGAGTGAAACAATAATGTTGTTTTCAGGAAGGATAGTGTTAGAAGAAACACCCTCAGTCAGAGTCAATGAGTAGAAAAGACCTTGACGCTTCAAGTTGAATGAGGAGCGTAGTGAATCAAACTCAAAACTGATGTCATCTAACTGACGCAGTTTACCAACGTAGTATCCAATAAACTCAGACCCAATTTCAGGTGCCTCGTTAAATTGAATCTTATCAGAGAATGCAACGTAAGATGCGTTACCGCCAGGTGGTTGTAGCACACCATTAACGAATGCGAGCAAGTGACCAGCAGGGTCTGGGAAGTATGCTTCACCGTTATTGACAGTCAAGTCAAATGTGGTTTGCGTGCCATCAAATCCTCTGAAGTAACGCTCAACTCTACCTTCTAGCGTGCGTGCCTTAGTAACAGCACCGCCCCATCCGTAATCAGATTGGACAGTCATGTTATCTGCGAATACTCCAGATGAATCCTCAACCCAGATAGTTGCTGTAATACCTTGCTGGTCAATAGCAACAACCCTACCATAAGAGGAATATTGAGTATCAGTGTAGGAGTTAACACCCGCGTAAATTGTTGGGAAGTTACTACCAATATCAAGTTTACCGATAGAGTTAGCAGGATTAGTCAACTCGGAGATATCACCACCAACTCCCACAGGGACAAGGTTAGCAATAAACAATCTATGAATGCCATAGAGAGGGTCAGTTGGGTCAAGAGCGAGACCGTTGATGTATTCTGTTACAGTTGCAGTCCAACCAGGATTCTTCTGAATGGTGCCTTGTAACAAGGATACTTGGTCGCCAGGTCTGAATGTGTCAGAAACTCCAGTATCAGTAATAGCACTGCCTAACTCAAGTTGATAGATATTCGTGCCGTGGATAAACTGGTTAAGTTGAATCTGTGTGCCAGAGATTCCTTGAATTTCAAGGATGTAATCGGTGACACTACCGTAGATAACATCACCAGCAGTCCATTCATTAGTGATAGTTTCCACATCAATTGTGACTCTACCGCCAGTGTTACCTGTAAGACTACCAGACTTATTGACATAAGATGCCATCAAACCTTCAGCAGCGTTAGAGTCGCTAAAGAAGTAATCACCAGTAGCAAAGTCTCCTCTCTCAACGTTGATGAGTAATCTGTCATCAGAATCACCCACAGTTGCACTTGTGCCTGAGGTAATACCCTCAATAATATCACCGTTGTTAATTACTCCTGCAACAGTAATAAGTTTTACAAATGTAGTGCCATCGTTAGCAGTTTTTGCTGTTTGCAACACATAACCACTGTTTGCAGTTGCACCTTGGACAACAACTTGCTCACCATTAATAAAGTTGTCATACGCAGCGAGTGTTTGTGAGACGCTGGTAAGAGGATAATTTTTAAGTTTTTTGAGGATAACTGCCTCGTTAGCAAATACACTACCAACTTCAGATATTGCTTCTGAAGTAGACCCGTAGATAACATCTGCAGGGTTAAATCCACCTTGGATTGGAGTCTCAGATGGGTCAGGTGGGAAGACCACAGAAGCACGATTAATACCACTTCTTCTAACAACTTGGAAGATTTGACCACCACTGTTGTCAGTATCAGGATGCAATTCTCTAAATCTACCATCGTGAATGTAGTGTGCACCAACTTCAAACCATGCTGCAGTTGCAGTCATCACGTAGAAGAATGGTTGCCTACTAAATTCAGGGATAGAATTTGTTGATGCTGGAATGTATTGGAGAATGTCACCACGACGGAATTGGTTAGCACGGTTAATTCTTACTCTATACTCAGCACGGTCGTATCCAACAGTAACTTCAGGTGTAAGGACAACCAACGCAGGGTCAGTATTGTAGTCAATACCCATTTCATACATGCTCTTACGATTCTGAATATCAGTAGATGGAATGAAGTTAACCCTTGCCTCTGTTGGGAAACTAGACATCTCAAGAGCGTATTCAATCGGGTTGAATGAAGAATCCATAATGAATTCTGATGCTTCTTGATTGTAATCCAATCTATTAGGTTGGATATAGATGTCGTATGATGTCCAACCAGATTCACCCAAATCATAGAGGACTGCCTTAGCATATTCTCTTAGACGTGTAGTTGCATAGATGAGATGTGAGCGGATAACACCGTCGAAAGCAATAAAGTTGCCTTCACCATCAAACCATGACTGTGTAAGTTTGAATGCACCAGCATTACCACCAGTAATCATGTCATAACGGATTGCTCTCATGACTTGCTGACAGTATTCTAAGGTCACACCAGTTGTGCCATAGTATGTCGTAGTCTGGTCAAACGCACGTTGTGAGATTGCTTGGTCGTTAAACAGAAGCATGTCTGCAACAACTTTGTCACTATATGTGCCACCGCCAAGAGCGTGTGACAATAGACTCATCAACGTATCAATTGCAGATGTTACGTTATAGCAGGTGCCACCTTGATAGTTTGTATTGCTATTGAATGGGAATGTCTTAGTAACGCTTGAAAGTAGATAGTTGTTATTGTTAACTGCTGCTTCCTGAATTGTATTGACAGGAATCTCCATCAAAGTATTCAATGCAGAAACAACTTCAGGACAAGACATATTCCAAGTGTTGTTAGCATCTTGACCGCCATTACTTGATTCAAAAGTAATAGTAAGGTCTCGTTTTACAGTATCAGGTGTATACTTGACAGGCCAAACGTATGGCATTGTCACGGTGCGATTAAAGATTTGTGATGGGTTAGCAAGTGCATCGACTGGAATTGCCATCAATGTTTGCAACTCAGTTACAACAGAATCTGCTTCAGTGCCATTATAATCTGGGTCAACTTGACGTGACCTGTAGTATTGCAACTCAGAGTGGACTCCGTATGCCCATGAAGTATTGCTCTCTCCACTTGGGACTGATTGTCCACCAGTAACAAAACCAGCAACACTACCAGATGCAGACCACACACCACCACCAGCACCAAGACCTTGATTAACAGAAGGTGTTTCACCTTCACCAACTAGGTTGCCATCAATCCAAAGTCTTACACGACCATTCATTGTTGCTTGTGAGCCACCAACTCTAATTTCCCATGAAATCTTATGTTGTAGACCATCCATGTATGCTGCAAGTTGAGATACTTGGACATCAGTGACTGCAAGACCGTTAATGCTATTAGCAGCACCACCAGCAAGAGAATCACCAACACCAGCACGAAGTCTTAGGTATGTGCCGCTATCACGGAAACCTAACCATGTGCCGTAAGTAGAATTACCTGCCTTAAACAGCATTCCGTCGCTAGGAGTGCCAGAAGGTAGAGTTACAATTGCGCTTGCAACAAAGTCATCAGTAGGGTCGAAACCTGTAGATGAATTTGTGCTAACATCAATAGAAGCAGCTGCAGTAAATGACCTAGTTACATCATTGTTATATGCTGTGCCAATTTGTGCTTCACCTTCAAAGACATTTAGAAGAGAGTTAGTAGGAGTTGGGACTGCATCACTGAAACGTTGGTCTATGCCATAGTTTGCAGTGTTAGTAATAATTTGACCCTTCATCGCACGGATTGCAAGGTCTCTTGCTCTGTTAATAATCCATGTTGTCTCTGCAGTCAATCCAGTAACGTGAATTGCACTACTTCCACCATAACCAACATAGAATTCAGAGGCATACTGCATGAAGTTGTCACCACCATACTTCACGTTGAAGACGGCAGCACGCACAAGGTCAGTAACGTCATGGACACAATCAATAGCACCCGCTGCTTTAATTGAGTTAGTTTCAGCACTTACAAATGTATGTGTATATTGCTGACCTGCAGGAGAAGCACCAACGTTGATTGAAACACTACCAGTCTGTGTAATAACTGCACCAGAAGTAGCACTTACAAAGGAATGTGGGTATTGATTTGCTTGTGCACCAACTCCAACATAGCAATAGAATTGAGTATTGCTAGTCTTAGTAATAATCAACCACTTGTTATTTGCAGGGTCAGTGCTTCTTGGGTATGCATGGTTTGAGTTGTTTCCATCTTGTGTGCATGTAAATGTAATACCGTCAGTAGCAATCTTGATTCTGTTACCAGTTACCAATCCATGAGCAGAGGTGGTAGTGATAGTAATCTTACCAGACTGATGGTCATAAGCAGCAGTGCTTACATCCATAGATGATGTACCAACAGCAGTAACAGGAAGAGTTACGTTATATGCAGGGTCACTTCTTCTAGGATATGGATGGTTGCTACCATTATTATCCTGAGAGCAAGTGAATGTAATACCATTTTCTTCAATATAAAGTCTGTTGCCGACGTTGAAGGAGTGATTAGGAATAGTCATTTCCAATACACCACTAGATGCTGTATAGTCTGCATCAGTAGGAGTAAAGTGTGCACCACCCATATCTTTACCATAACGGATGCAACCAATTTCAGCACTTACAAATTGGTGAGTATATTGGTCAGCAGGAGCACCTACATTAACATTGACTGAGAAAGTATCTTTAGTAATAGCATTAATTACAATATACTTTTCATATACTGGGTCAGTTACACGAGGATAAGCGTGGTCAGTTGCATAGGAATCTTTAGAGCATCTGAATACAATACTATTAGGAGCAATCTGGATTGTTTCACCAGTATTAAACTTGTGGTCTGCAAGAGTGAAAATAAGGACACCAGTAGAAGCGTTATATGCTACGCTTGTAGGTGTGTGCTCTGACCACCACATTGCACTGCTACCACCGTTGATAGCAAGTGATGGATATTGTGTTTTACCATCTGCTACTGCTTGCTCAGCAATATAACGGATGTTGTCGTCAATAGCGTCACCACACTTCTTATAAATCTCATCTCTGGGATTTTGCTCATAACTCTGGACAGGAGTCGTATCAGCGGTATTGCCGTCGATATAATCTCGGCCAAAACTATTGCGTAAGGTAGAAGTTACAATGTCTTTTGTAATCTTCATTGTGGTAATAGATGCTTCCCATTCAGACTCAACGTGCTTCAGAGAGTTATTTTCTGTCTCAACATAGAGAGCAGAAGCATCGTAAATTTTCTCGTTGCAATCATAGAGAAGGTCATGTGCCACAGAATCAAGGATATCAACAACATCATCCTCACAGTTGACAGGACCACCAGCAATTTGAAGATGTGAATACTTGGACATATCATTCATGATTGCCACTGCTTCCTGAGCAATCAAACGCTTGTTATTCTTAATAAGGTTGACAGCATCAATAAATCTATCGTTAGCATTTCTAGTTGCCTGAGGATAACCCTCACTATCGATAGTTACAGTTGTATCTCTATAAGCAGAGCGTGTTGTAAAGAGTGCAGTGTAGTATTCATCTTGATAACGAGCATCAATTCCAATTCCAGCAGCAACTTCGCCAGGTGAGAGTAGGAGTTGATTAACTGCCTTCATTGCAAGCATCTTAGCGTATCCAAACGCATCAATCATTGCAGTGAGCTCATGCTCAACATGAAGGATGTTTTCTTGAGAATCTAAGTATTGGTCAATTACATATTCAGTATTATATGTGCCTCCAGTAACCAAGTCACTGATGACAGCAGGAAGAATAAACTCTTTAACATCTCTTTCACAGTATGGTTGACCATAACCAGGCATCTGCAAGAAGTCATATTCAGTGCCGTTGATGGTTGCTTTATACTTGTCTTGGATATAACCAGCAGTCTCTTCGGCAATGTAATCGCGGTTTTTCCAGATTGCCACACCACCATCTCTAAATCTATCTCCAGTAGGTGCAAGCACTTCAAGCATCGCATCCATAAGGTTACGAATCTCATCTTGGACTTGCTGAGTAGCAGGTGTAGAGAAGTTGTTAGGGATTCTCAATCTATTAGTGTAGGTGCCCTTAAGGTCATAAGAAGTTGTAGTAATGACATCAATCATTAAGTCAACAGTCTTATCCCATGCATATAGAGTTTGTAGAATCTCGTTTTGGACGTGCTTCAGTTTACCTGATGCTTCCAAATATGTTCTGGCAGTGTAGAGAGTATGATAGTTACCACCTTCTCTAAGGTCCTTAATAAGAGCACCAAGGATATAATCTTTGGTATCACGGACACATTTGCTTGTGCCTTGAGTTGACCCGTCTGCAGGATTGTCGCCAGGAATAATAAAGTCAGGGAATTGTGCTGCCATCATACCCACTGCTTCCTCAGCAATGTAGTAATCATTCAACTCAATAATGCCTGCTGCTTCTTTGTATACAAGTCGGCCAAGGTCCACATCTTCGATGATAATTTCATCAAGACCATAGTCAACATTCTTAGCAGTAGCAGAAGATGTCCGTTGACCAGTATAAGTGGAGTATGTTTCAGTTGTAGAAAGGATAAATGGTCCTTCACCATCGAGTCCCAAAGAAATGCCTTGACGACTAAAGTCAATTTGTGATGGAGGTGTAAATCCTGCATTATAATCTGCAAATCCTTTTCTGATAACCATATTATCGATGTTACCAGTAAGACCTTGAATCTGCTGGAAACTTGTGCCGATATAGCAAGGAGCATAGAGATACTGATTAGTATCAGCAGCGGTGCCTACAGCGACACCATCAACATACAATACTAAGACTCCAGTTGACCTGACTACAGCAATGTGATGCCAGTTTGAAGCAGTTAGTGTGCCACCAGATGCAATAAGGCTAGTGCCATTAGCAACTCTTACTGTTGCACCATCAAGGTAAATTCTTAAACCAGAGGTTGCAGAAGTGCGACGGAAATCAAGGATGTGCTGTGTGCCTGATACTGCATCAGCATACAACCATGTCTCAATCGTAAAGTCAGCATCAGCAAATGTGAAATCATAACTTGCAGGTGATATGAGATAAGCACTTGATGGAATTCTAATTGACTTAGTGCCAGCAATTCTAGGATTCTTGATAATAACACTTTGTGTGCAAGGACCCTGATTAGTCAGTTTAGAGTTAGTGATATACTCGTTAGGAGTGAAATTACCAGTAATACCGCTAGTAAATATCCACTTCAGACCAGAGTTAACTCCGATTGCATTTGCAGATGCACCTGATGTAACACCCTTAATGAGGTCTCCAGTAATAAACAGACCACTTGACTTATCCTTATAAGCAAGTTTAGTAGTCCTAAGAGTTTCATTATTAACGAATGTGCCGTCAGTAATAGTAGCAAGTGCGTTGATATTTGCAAGTGTGCCCACGTCAATCGCAGTGCCAGCAATGTCTACAAGCGTTGCAATGTATGCTTGGACATTAGCACAGTTTTGAATACTTTCGTTTCGGCCTGAGTAGTAATTGGCGTCGAAATATTCGGACTTAGTAGCACCACCAAGGAAGACTGCATTAGGTAATGCATCAATAAATGCATGAGTATAATTACCACCGTGAGTAACAGCACCAGAGGTTGCAGATACAAAGGTGTGAGCATATTGCTGGTCATCAGGTGATGTACCAATCAACACAGTTATAGTAGTTGCAGTCTTAGCAATGATAGTGATATACTCACCTGCATATGGGTCAGACGCCCTAGGATATGTGTGGTTGGTAGCGTTAGCATCCATTGCACATGTGAATGTCAATGAATCTGTAGCAATTCTAATTTTTTGATTTAGTTTGAGACTGTGTGCTCCAATCTCCATAACCAATCTACCATTTGCAGGGTCATAAGTAGTGCCTGCTGCAGGTGTATAAGTTGTATTGTTAGTAACACCAACGTTAACTGTAATAGTTGTGCCAGTTGTTGATGCGATGTTTAGAGCAGTATCGAATGAAGGGTCGCCAGCTCTAGGATAAGAATGGAAGGTCTCATCATCATCAGCATCACATGTGAATCTCAAAGAATGAGGACGAATCTTAACGCTGTCAGATGTGGTTAGTGAGTGAGCTCCAATAGTCAACTGCATTACACCACTAGAAGCAGTATAAGTTGCAGCAGATACGTCAAACTCTTCCAACTCAACACTACCATTCTCATAAGGACCAGCATATGTGGTTGGGTCCTTAAGCATGAATCCTGTGACAGATACTCTGCTATTAACTTGATGATAAAGCAAGTTATTGATTGCTCTAAACATCAGATGCTGTGCTGCAGCAAATACAGTCAGTGACGCTGCCTCTTCACCAGTCAGACCGTTACTAATAGGTGTGCCAGTTGCATCAAAATACTTTTTAGTGAATTCGACGATATTATAGTTACCACCATCAGACACGTCTTGTGCTATAGCATCAATCATCAAACCAACGTCGCGACGACATTTAGTTTGACCTGGTGAGTAAGTGCCACCAGATTCATCAGGCAATTCAGTAAGGTTGCCGTTAGTTAAAGTAGTGTCAATAATCTCATGTAATGTCTGCATTGCTGCTTGGACATCAGAGCAGTTGTCATTTCCACTATTAGTAACGTTAGAACCGTTAGTGCCATAATCATCATTAGGTGATTGGTCAGCAGTAATACCATGACCGTCATAACCTTCATTATCAACTTCATTATGTGCTTTGAAGGTGATACCAGCAATAGTGCCATTAACACCAGTGTAGTCTGCAGTGACTTGGTTGGTGATTGCCAACTTCATCCATGCTAGTGCTCTTTCAAAACCATAACGGGTTTCTGCAGATTGTGAGTTAATATAGACGAATGCACCGTTTGCATCAAAATATTTCTCAGATAACTTACGTGTATAGATGTTACCACCACGGAATGTGTCAATAGCAATCGCTTCAATATACAGAGTAAGGTCTCTAATACATTTGCCTTCATCGGGGACAGTTAG